AGAAACGTCCACCTTAACCACTGCGGATTCGCCCCCACTATCGCTGACGTTAGTAAACTTCATGATGGCGTTGCGAGGGCCATCCTGAATAGTCTGGGTTGTTACTGCATCGGCCATATCTATCTCCCAAAAAAGCGGGGCCGAAGCCCCGCTACTAAATTACGCATTTGCGAAAGGTGTCTCCAGAGTACCGGAGCCAACCAAAACGCCAGAAACCTGCCATTTGTTGGTATAGATAGGAACCACCTGAATGCTGGAACCAGCTATCCCCCCTTTGGTGGTAGTGTTGGTGTTTATCACATCATTACTACTACCGTTGGGAATATACTGTTCCGCCGCCCCTGACTTACCCAGAAGAATCTGTCCCACAAAGAGATCGCCCGGAGTTCCTGTGCCGCCACACTCCAAAGCCAAGGTACAATCAACCAGAAATACTATGTTGTACACCAGACCTACATTGCTAAGGGTGTTGGGGTCTGCGCCGGGGCCACTGGTAGTTGGGTCAGCAGCCACGCTAATCTCAGGAAGTGTGAGGGTTAAGGAGGAGGCGTTAAGGAGAATAATCTTGCCGCCGTGAGTCGTGGGGCTAAGAGTGGTATCGGTGGTAAGAGTAACAGTAGCCGCTGGGCCTTGGGAATAAAATCCGCCAAGCGAGCGTACTGGCCCCTGAAAGGTGGTTAAAGCCATGAGAATTACCTCTTTACGAAAGGATTCGTCTTAGCGTCTTCGTAAACGTCCACTGGGCTGGTCGCTAAAACTATATGTTTCCCAGATAAAAGGGGGCGCTACGCACCCCCATTATCTCCTACTGATTAGGACGTACCGGGCGATGCCCAGATTCCTAGTGGATCAGAAACACCGAAACTGTACCGCTCTCGTGCCTTATAGCGCACGTTACCAGTATCGAAATCGCCATCCATTGAAGTCTCAAGCGCAGTACGCTCGAAGTGCTTCATACCATTCGGTACATCAGTGATGATGTAGAAAGCGTTGCTGTCAGTCAGGTAATGATTGACAGAATAGCCTTCAGGAATGGAGCCATTGTTCTTCAGGGCATTGATGTCGTTATCAGCAGTGCTGACCCGCAATTCAGAATCTAGGATTCTGGTTGCCACGAACATCAGGGCCGGTGGAACAATGAGCCTGCGAGGACGGGCTGCGATCAAAAGTCCACGCTCATCGGTGAACGCTGCGATTTGAATCACAGCATCTTCGAGTGAGGTTTCATTAAGGTCAGCCGCTGTCGCGGGCCGGTTAGAGTTAAAGCCACCATTAACCTGCGGGTGACCGCCTCCACCAGTTATGCCATCGCCTACCGCCGTGAACAGATTAACACCATCGCCAGACTGATAAGCGTTAGTGAAACCGTTGTTCAGTGGAGCGGCAGCCTTGACTTGCTTGGTGTAAGCCATAGCTCTTGCTAGTGCCTTGGTGTATCGCTGTGACAGGGAAGCATAGAGGTTGTCCTCCATTGCCTCTTCCGTAATAGCGAAACCTTGAGCAATAGTCTCGTGGGTATAACGCGCCGTGAACGCTTCCTGCGCTGAATCATAATTGATTGCAGAGCCTTCAGGTTTCACCGGAGCAGCGCCAAAACCACTCAACTTTACTTCTTCCTCAAACGAGCGGTCAGATGATTCAGTTTCATAAATCATCGTATCCTCGTTTTCGTACTTTGCATACTCTAAGCCAAACAGGGCATTAAGACCCGGAAGTAGCTCTTTGAGCATCTGCGCTCTTGAAATAGCCATTCGCTAGTCTCCTATACGCCTGTGGCGTTACGATACTGGTGCATTCCTGAAACATAAGTCAGGAGAACATCAGTGTATGCGTCACCTACCGCACTATCCGGCCCATTCATAAACTCCAGAATACGCAGGGGTAGTGTATTAGTTGTAGCAGCCGAACTCGCTGTAACAGAGTTCTTGCTACGCATAATAGAGGTAGAACCGGAAGTTTGGGTTACTGCAATGTTATTACCCAAGGTAGTCTGTGCCAAAGAACCATTCGCCTGCATTCTGAATACAGCGTCTGGATCATCCAGCACATAGGCCATAGCGTCAGACGCTACAGTCCCAGTGGGCCACATTTGGTTAAATGTGGGCTGGCTGGTAGTGGGGTCTGTATAAAAACAACCCATAAATATACCAACCGGGGTCATGGTCGTTGTACCGGTATCTTTTTGAAGAGTCCCGCTGCTGACCAATTTTACAAAGTCACCATAAAAAACATTAGCCGCGTAACCGCTGACTATCGATATATGGCGAACCTTGCCGGAGAAAGAACCACAAGCGCTTAAACCGCCGACTGGTTCCGCCCCCATAGGGGTCGCTGTTGCTGACATAACAATCTCCTCATGTCATCATAATTAAAAAGACAACCCCTTGCGAAACAGGGTTATCTTGGATTAAAGGTAGTCCTGCTAGACCGATCTTTAATTAGCGGCATCGCAGGATGCTCTTCTCGCATAAAAGTATTATCAACCGCCTCCATCTGTTGAGCCGCCAGTTTGTTGTAATATTCACTACGCCTGTCAAGCTGCTCTGTAGTTATCTTACAAAGCAACAAACCGCCATACTCAATATTACCCTTAAACCGACCACCAACTTCTGGAATCGAATCAATCTCAGGATAGTCTTCTGCTTTCACAGGAACCCATCCTTCTCTCATTTTCTGCGAAACATTCGTATTATCAGCGTGTCCCAGAACACTGATTCTGACATATCTATGTTCAAAACCGGCAATCCTGTGGGGCTGAGGCAGTGAAGAAGCAGGCTTCCATTCATCACTGGGCCTTGGTGCGGGCCTGTCTTCAATGACAGGGCCGTTTGCGCTGGTATTCTTGGTATCACTCATTGCTGAGCCTCCTTATACGCCTGTACAGCGTACTGTTCGTTGGTCAGTCCCAAGCGCTTAGCGAGAGCTTCTTGAGTTTGCGTCAGCTTTAGTTTGCGTGTCTTTGCGCCATTATTCCTAGAGGAAGATGGCGCTACCACGTTTGTATTTCGTCGAGAACGGGCCGGAGTGCTTCGTGGCTCACGGACATCCTCAAAACCGGGGTAGTCAGGAAACCGTTCTCGAATTCTTCTGTCAATTTCCGCATAGTAACGCTGCGGATCATGACGGGCAGTAATGCCCTCGTGAATTAAATTGTCGTGAATGGCATAACCTATCGCTGTCATTTCTTTATGCAGCGGGTCAATGGCCTGCCCTTGTCGCGCCGTTGGCGAAAACCACGGATTCTTACGCATCCAGTCAACCTGATTATGATCCAGCTCAACCGTCTTGGGCTGTGGTCTTGGTGGCGCTCTAAATGGAGGTTTTCTGACTAAGGCCGCTTTGGCCTTACCAGTTCTCGCCTCCAAATTTTGTAATTCCGTTTGTGAGACAATCATTGCTTTTTGGCTTTCAACGAGCTTCTCAGCATCGCCTTCCTCATGAGCTTGCTTCATGGCCCTGCTGGCCTGATCAAGCTCTACCTTCGCCTTACGGGTGGAAGAATCCAGAATCGCATGTTGGCCTCTTTTAAGAAGGCTTTCATACTCCACCAGTTTCCTCTGTTGGCGTTGAGCAATAGTAACTGCCTCTTCACGCATACGGTTAGCTTCGCCCAGCTTTCGTTTATCCGCGTGATTAATAGCCCGTAATTGGTTAATTCTTTTCTGCACCCCTTTGCTGTACTGACTAAGCTCTTCGTCAGAAACCCCATCGTTATACTCAGGGGTCTGCACTTCCAGCTCAGTCTTCTTGGGGGGTTTTCTCTCTTCGGGTGGAGTGTCGTCAATAATCTCGACCTCAACCTCGGCATCCGCCTCTACGGCAAAAGTATTTTCTTCAGGTATCTCTACCTGCGTCTTAACGCCTAAGAACTGCTCTTCAGCAGACATGGGTTTCTCTTGAGCTTCATTCATATTTTTACAATGCCTCGTGGGTCTTCGACAACCGCTTCAACGCTGTCATCGTTAATTAACCTGAATTCCTTACCGTGAACCAAGAACCGAGTACCGGAGTAAGCTCTCATTACAATAAAGTCTCCTTTCTTGCAATAAGGGCCGTTGGGGAAACGCTTCTTATTCTGATAAGAGTCTGGCCCAAGCGCCATCACCATGCCTACTACTGAGCCAACCTCTTCAATATGAAGGGCTGCCTGTGACTTGATAATACCACCTTCGGTTCTCTCATCCGGTTCGGGCATCGCAATCAAAATCTTGTACCCTTTCGGGTCAGGAAGCTGATGTGCTTTGCGAGGGGGTGCGGAGGTATCTGCGACCACCGATCCTGCTTCTGCTAATGCTTCTGCCATTAGTTTGTCCTTGCACTGGAAGAAAGTGTCCAGAGTCACTTGCACCACATTCCGTGGAGAATCAGTCCTCTTCGATCTGTTTGTTCAGATCAAGAAGCTCTCTTTCAGCGATTGCGAGTCCTTCAATCACCCCGCAACACTTCGAGTATTCATCAAAATTACTACAACCACCAGTACTAATATGGTCGGCTCTCTCGTTCATTATAATCCGTATATTTTCTCTTAACACCCGAAGCGCGTTATTACTAAATATTTCACTCACTATCGCGCTCTCTTTGATCAATCATCTCTTCGCGCTCAATTTCTCTGCGGTCAATCTTATCCTCGACCTCCCGCTCACGATCATCAATCATTAGTTCCTTAGCGATCTGTACCCCGAGCTTAGCACCTTCGAGTTTATCCTTGGATGCTATCTTGCGGGTTTCAAGTTCTTCGCGGGTGTTGGTCTCGGCAATCTTAACACCGAGCTTCGCGCCCTCAATCATCTCGTCAGCGGCTAACTTGTCACGCTCAAGGTTATCTTTTGCTGCTGCCTTTTCAAGGTCGGCATCTATCCTCGCCATATCCACCTCAGTCTTATCGGCGGCTTTCTTGGCCTCAAGTTCAAGCTCAGCCTTCTGGAGCTGGATAATTGGGTCTTCCTGTTGAGCCGCAATCTCTTCGGCTTGAGCTTCCTGTATGACTCTTCCTGTCAACTGCTCAGCAGCAGGAGCTACAAGCTGAGACAGACGATATTCAATGTCTTCCGGCAACGTAGTGTCGGGCGGCGGTAACGACACGCCCAGTTCTTTCTCGATATCCCGACGATACTGGAAGGCCACATGCTCGGATATATGGGCGCTTAGCGCCCCCTGCTTAGCATCGGCATCAGCCGACATATTAAGCATTTCGGCTATCTTCGGATCGTTCATCGCCGCCAAATGCACTTTAAGGTGCGCCTCATGGTCTTGGTATATAAAGGCTTTTACAGGCTCCCCAACCATAATATTCATATTTTCCGATACCGGGTCGGTGGGTTTGATATCGTCTTCACTTGGTATGATCTTGGCCGCATCCCTGATTCCAAGCACTTCCAGCATCTGCCGGTGCAGCAGGGGCAGGTCATACATCTGCGGAGCCTGTGCAGATAACTGCAACGCGGCCTGATATTGCATAATTCGCTGCGCCATAGTGCCGGAATTGGGGTCACTCACCGGAATTATGTCTACCCGGTCATCAAAGTCCTCGCTAGTGATGGCATTCTCTTTGCTACCGTAAGGATATTCCTCCGGCCCGTAATCCTTGATGATATCGCACAGAATTTGAAGTTCTAGCTTCATCGAGGCATGAACACGGGCCTGAACTGCGCTCAACACCTTCATTTCGCGCTCAAGTAGCGCCAATGTTGTCCCAACCGGCGCTTCACCGTTGATATCAGCCGCCTTTACGTCGGCTGCGGAGGCAAAACGTCTACCATCCTGAACAATCTCCTGCAAAAGCAGGTGAAGTACGGCAGATGGCTCTTTATAGGGCAAAAAAGTGATATTGTCGCGGATTGCGCCACTGGGAACGTCCACATCGCGGAATTCGCCGGGCATAATCGGCGAATCGTCGCCTTTAATCCGCAATCCACGGGCTTTCAGGCCACCAGGGAGGTTTGCAAGCGTTCCCGCGTCAACTAATTGACGCAAGAGGGAGGTTGCCGACTTGGTCAGACCCCCAATCATGTGTACCAGCCCGAATCCATAGAAGCCAAGGCCCGGTAGGTACTGGTAATGGACGAAATGTTGACGCTTTAGCTTTAATTCGTCGTCTTCCCGCCAGTTTCGGCGAATAGCAAGTATCTTTGTTGATGACTTGTCAACAGTAATGACATAAGGCAGCCCGATATGCGTAGGCTCCGCCTTATCCAAGTCCTCAAACCCCGGCAGATCGACATCAACCATCATTTCAAGCAGGGTATGACGTTGATCTACCTCATAATTCGGGTGATCTCCAGTGAGCTTACTGTATTTGGCAGAAATTTCGCTCTGATCCGGGGCTGGTGCAGGCAATTCGATGTCTGCATAGAAACCACTTTGCTGTAATTTCAGCACCTCGTTCGTGGTTTTCTTCATGACATGAGTCGCTCTCTCACATGTCTGAAGTTCCACCGCACCGTAGCTCACCACAAAGTCCTCGGCAGGAACAAACATCGAAAATGGTCGCCCCATGCTTGGATCGTAATACACCTTCCTGAATGCCGAGCCTGCAATCGGGAGAGAGAAAAGGAGCTTTTCCGTTTCTCCACGGTACTCTGTCATTTTAACCGTCATCAGGTAATTGAGGTAATCCTGTACCCGCTCTGCCTGCTTGGCTTTTTCCTCCGTGATCTCCCCCATGATGGTGGTCTTTGCGGGACCGGTGGCAGGAAATATTTCCATAATTGCCTGTGACTGGAACCTGACAACCGCCTCGGACAAGAGTGGATGAAAAACCCCACACGCCCCGTCCCACGGGGTAGTCCTGTCTTCAAAGCGCATTCCCAACAGATCGAGTCCTTTCATATAGGACTCTTCCCAGTCATGACGACTTTCCTTGTCAGCATCATAAAGACCAACCAGCTCACTACCGAGCGTGGTCAACTGACTCTCCTCCATGAAATCCACAAGGTTATCACCGTGTTCGATGACATAGTCCTCGTCAGTGAAATCCATCATCAGGGCGCTCTCGTCATCAGAGATAGAAATCGCGTCTGGGTTTATTATCTCTATCTCAATCTCTTCCTCAATGCCTGCGCCCACAGGATATATCGCCTTTCCTATTGCCATTAAGTGTTTTCCCTGAACTGACCACCTCTAAGTGCTGCGCCCATACCGCGAGCGGTAATAGTCTTAACCTTTGGAGCGCCCATGTTCAGCTTCACTCCAGTAGTCGCAGGCGCTCTACCGCCGCCTTTCTTCTTAGTCAAAGCGCGAGCGCGTATAGCCTGCCTCTTTGCGAATGATTTTTGGTAACTAGCAGCGTGTCCTTTGCCTTTGCTGTCAGCAGCAGTTCTTCCGCCTCTCTTCAGAGCCTTCTTAACTTCACCGCCTTTCTTCAAACCGCGCGGCCCGGTTCTGGGTGGGCCGGGGTCAACAACAGGTCTTCTAGCTGCTGCGGCCTGTCTTCTCGCGCCATATCTAGCTGCACTGTGGCCAGTACCCGCCATAGATGGTCGATCAGCAGCAGTTCTACCGCCTCTCTGCTTGGTCTTCTTACCTTTGTCCATCGTACCGACAGCCGCATACTTGCGGCGACCTTTCGCTTTCTCCATGCCTTCGCTTTCCTTACGACGACCTGCCATCCCACCCT